GTTCAAGCTGAGTGTTTTAATGGTCAAAACCTAGTTGCCCCAGTTTATGATAATCAGAGTGTTTATAACGGGTCAGTAAGATTATTGTGGGGAGGAACACATTTTGGGTATTTTCCGACGATTAACTCAATTTCTAGAACGGACGAGTATCTATCAAGAACCAAACTAAATGATTGGCCATTTAATTTTATTTTAAGTAGTGATGGAGAAAATTTCACACTCGATAAAATTGAGGACTTATTTAGTTGTTTTACAAGACAAGAGCTTGATTTGTTCGAGGAAGAATTTTTTCAGTTTTCAGAGGCTTCCCAATCTAAAACCGATGATTTTAATTTACAAAGTATTCTAAAAAAATCTCTAAGAGTTGAAAGAAATTCATTTTTTGATAATGACCAAGATTTGATGATTAATAAATTCCAAACAAATCAACTTAGTAATTTTAATTCAACCATCATTAAATATATTAACGATAACGTAATTTTTCAAAAGGGTAATCCCACAGATTTTGATTATAGGACATTTTCTTACTTCTCAAGTAATCCTCTTTTAGATGTAACTTCTGATGTTGAAACATACAATATTAGAACACCAAATGCGGTTCCTACTATAGGGGGCGATACAACTTGGCAGGATGTGGTAGACAATTATCCCGATTCTTGGACTTCACTTTTGTTGAATGTCGGATTTTCTTCAGTAACCGGATTAACTTACGACGGAGAATCTTCTTTTATAACTGATTTTTTCCCTGAAAATGATATTGCGTTTACACCAAAAAATATACAAAAGTTTTCTAAATTAATAAAAATATACGCAACACAAAAGTACTCAAATTCTAATTATAACAATTCAACATTTACTGCTGAAACTAATACGTATTTAAATGAGTTAAGTGAATTAAAAAATCAAATATATAATCAAACATATCAAAAAGTTATTAGAAATCTACCAATTGCAAAATCGAACAAAGAAAATTTAGATAAATCTAATGTAGAAGGAATCCAATCAAAATTAGAATACTATGGATTATTTAAGGCTATCAATGATAAATGGGTTTCAGGTAACGATTATAGTAAAGAAACTTTGTTTGAAGATATATTATTGTTAGATAGGGCTAATAGAAATATAGGTGATAAAGTTATAGTTGATATATTTGATGTAATTAGCTTCTTAAAGGGAAATCCAACTGCTACAGTTTACAATGTTATAGCTTCCATTTTACAAAAAAATCACTTTGTAATTTTCAACATGCCAACTTATATAAATTTTTATGGAGCTCAAAATGTAGACGAAGAACCAAAAAACCAAGATACTTTACTTATGGCAAACAGTTTGTTTGGAACATTTGAAGAAGTTGATTATCAGGCTTCAAAAACAAAAATGGTCTGTCAATACGCTGAGCAACCCTCAGAACAAACAGCAAATCCAAATGTAAGAAATGCTTATAATGATGATGGGGTAGAGTTCGAACGTTCAACAAATAATCCATTAGTTGAAGGAAATCAAAAAGACAAAACAGATTGGGGACTCTCAAATAAAGCTGTTGGGTTTAATGTTGATTTCGGATATCAAAACCAGTCTGTATTTACAAATGTGGAGGTATCGCAAAATGTTGGAAAACCGACTTCTGAATCTTTGCAAGCTGAATATGAAATGGCTAATCTGTATAAAGGTACTAACACGCATACACAAAACGTGAGTTTAATTAACATTTATAAAACAAGAAGTTATGAATCAACAGTCACATCTATGGGAAACGCCATGATTCAACCTACAATGTATTTTGTTCTTAGAAATATGCCATTATTTGGAGGTTCGTATCTTATAACAGAGGTAGAGCACTCAGTTTCACCTACTAACTTTACAACAAAAATGAAAGGTACTAGACAAAAACTTTATACACCACCAATAAAAAATCCATTACTCCAAACTATTAAAAACAATTACGTAGCAAGACTCAAAAATGAATTTAAAACAAAAAGACAGGCTGAGAGAGTTGCTAGTAATACAATAGAAATAAAAAATAAAATTAAAAATACAATAAGTGGCACTGAAACTCCGAGCCCAAACCAAATTTGTAAAGTGAATACTAACTATATTACTTACACTGCCGCAACCCCAACACAAACAACAACATCTGTTAGAGGAATGATTGAAGCGGTTAGAGATAAAATAAGACAAATTAATAACGGAACCGTAAGCGGGGATTCAATAAATTATGTTGTCTCAACTCTTTTCTATATAGAATCATATGATGGAAATTCATTTAAATATTATAACAATAATCCTTCACAAATTCCTATAGGCAGTGGAACTACTGCATGGGGAGGAGAACTTTATAAGTTGTTTAAAGAAGAATACATCTGTTTGAATGATTCAAATAACTTTAGTCAAGCTTACGCATCTTTTGAAACTTTAGAAAATGCAATACAATTTAATTACGATAAATATAAAGATACTTTTTATGGTAATTTAGTTAATGTTGAAGAAGAGGACATTTTTGTTTCCGGATTTACTAAGACATGGATAGAAAAATTCCCACAAGATAATACAATTGGGACCTCTAATATTTATCAAAACTTCGTGACTTCTTTCCCTGAAGATTTGACTAAGTTACAAAATAAAGTTAGACAAAGTTATAATTTGGTAAAAGACTTATTATCTACTGAATAATTTTATTGTAATACAACATATTTATATATAAATTAATATCATGGACGTAAAACAACTATTAGATAATTATCTTGGAAGAAAAACAAGAATTACAGAAAAAGACGCCGGAAACGGATTTAAAGAAGTTTGTGATTTAGATACAGGAGATTGTTACACAATTAGAATGAAAGATGGTTTGATTGAAAGAGTAGACAATACTTACATGTCAAACAAAAAAATTAATGTTGAAACAAAATCTGGAATAAAACAACTATTAAACGGATAACAAAATGAATATTTCTGAAACTATCTTAGAAGAACTTAAAAGATATAATAAAATTAATAATTATATATCTGAACAAGAAGTAGGTTTACCACCGGCTGAAGACCCGGCGGCAGGGGCTCCACCGGCACCTGAAGCCGCTCCACCGGTAGAACCGGGTGCAACTCCCACACCTGAAGCTCCGGCAACAACAGAACCAACTCCTGTAGATGTTGCAAATGACCCTGACGTTGAAAAAATTGGAGAAGAGGAAGATACTACAGAAGAACTTGAAATTACAGACCTTGTAAAATCACAACAAAATATTGAAACAAAACAAGAAGAGTACTTCAACAATTTATTTTCACAACTATCAAATTTGGAACAAAGATTGTCTGACATGGACCAAGTTATGAGTAAACTTAATGATTTAGAATCAAAGATTGAAAAATATAGACCAAAAACTCCACAAGAAAAACTTGAACTTAGAAGTTTGGATTCAGGTCCTTACAATCAAAAACTTACAGATTTTTTTATGGATAAACAATCGGATATTGAAAAAACTGGTAAGAATGAGTATGTTTTGACAACCGATGAAGTTGAAGACTATGCTCCATCTGAAATCAAAACAACTTTTAATGACTATGGTGAAGAAGGGGATTTTAAAAGACTTAAGTACTAATTGATATTTTATATTATTTGACTTTTACGGCTGACATATTTATTATTGTTTATTAACTCTTAAATTATATATTATGGCGACAAATTCTTTAGATGCTGTTCTCGCTCAGTACGAAAAAGCGAAATCAAACACAGGTGGAAGTAAAATTTCACAAGAAGACCGAATGAAGAAGTACTTCGCGGCAATTCTTCCACAAGGAAAATCAACAGGACAAAAGAGACTTCGAGTCCTACCTACAACTGACGGTTCATCTCCGTTTAAAGAAGTATGGTTCCACGAAGTTCAAGTTGCTGGCAAATGGAATAAAATCTACGACCCTGGCAAAAATGACAATGAGCGTTCACCTTTGAACGAAATTCACGACGAACTTATGATAACTGGTAAGGCTTCTGATAAGGAACTTGCGAAACAGTATAAGGCTCGTAAATTCTACATCGTTAAAGTTATTGACAAAGACGCACCTGAGGACGGAGTAAAGTTCTGGCGTTTTAAGCATAACTACAAGAACGAAGGTATCCTTGACAAAATCATTCCGATTTGGAGAGCAAAAGGAGATATTACTGACCCTGAAAAAGGTCGTGACCTTATCCTTGAACTAACCAAGGCTAAGACACCAAAAGGTATCGAATACACAGTTATCCAAACTGTAATGTATGATGACCCAGCTCCTCTTCATGAGGATAAAGAGACAATGGACTCTTGGGTGAAAGATGAACTCACTTGGAAAGATGTTTATTCTAAAAAGCCTGTAGAATACTTAGAGGCTATTGCTCGTGGTGAAACACCTCGTTGGTCTTCTGAACTTGGTAAATATGTTTACGGCGATGAGTCTGGCGAAATGACTATGGGTGGAACAATTTCTGACCCACAAGCCGGAGACGAACCTGACGGTGACCTACCCTTCTAATTAAAAAAAATATTAATCAAACTACCCCTGAAATATGGGGTGGTTTTTAATACCTTTAAAAAATGACAATTCAAGAAAAAATCTCAAAAAAACTTTATGATGCTCTTATGAGCAAATATGCTTCTGAAATGAGTGAAGCAGAAGCAACACTTTTGGTCTATTTTAATAATCCAGTTGGAATTGGTGAACACCCACAACACTTGGAAGAAATGGATAAAATGGTTGAAAAATATGCAAACGCAAAAGATAAAAGCGATGCGTTACAACAAATTGTAAAATACAACTAATTATGGCATTAAAGAAAAAAGAATTTTCGTTAGATGCAATCAAGGACAAGTACTCCACAAAGACCAAATATAAGGAAACAGAGTTTTATGAAGTCGGTGATGCTTTCCACAACAGTTGCGGTTTACCTGGTCCTGCTTTGGGGAACATCAATATGTTCTTGGGGCACTCAAATTCTTCCAAAACCACAGCGCTTATTAAAGCTGCGGTTTCGGCTCAAAAGAAAGGACATTTACCCGTTTTCATTATTACGGAGAAAAAATGGAGTTGGGACCACGCTGTAGAACTTGGATTACAAGCTCAAATGTCAGATGGAGAGTGGGACGGACAGTTTATCTTTAATGATAACTTTGATTACATTGAACAAGTAACTGATTATATTAATGAATTACTTGATGAACAAGAAAAAGGTAATATTCCTTACTCACTTTGTTTCCTTTGGGATTCAGTTGGTTCAGTTCCTTGTAAGATGACATTTGATGGTAAAGGTGGTAAACAACATAACGCATCGGTTTTGGCTGATAAAATTGGTATGGGAATACAGGCTCGTATTACAAAGTCACGTAAAGAAGACTACCCACACATCAATACACTTATAGTTGTTAATCAACCTTGGGTGGAACTTCCCGATAATCCATTTGGACAGCCAACTATCAAAGCAAAAGGTGGAGAAGCGCTATGGCTTGCATCGGCACTTGTGTTCCTATTTGGTAATCAGAAAAATGCAGGTATTAATCATATAACCGCAACCAAAAATGGACGAACTGTATCTTACGCTATCCGTACTAAAATCTCTGTACTCAAGAACCATATTAATGGACTTGGATACAAAGACGGAAAAATCATCGCAACCCCACAGGGATACATTGCAGATGATAAAGACGCACTTGAAAATTACAAAAAAGAATATTCTCAGTACTGGAACGCAATACTTTCAGGAACTGGTGAAATTATTCTTGATGAATCTGAAGAAGTAGTTGAAAACGAAGAGTAATCAATTATCTTTGTATCTGTGAAAAAGACTCTCCTTATTGACGGTAATAACCTCTTTAAAATTGGTTTCCATGGTGTGAAAGATTATTTCCACAACGGAAACCATATTGGAGGTCTTTTTCACTTTATTAATACTCTTAGAAAATTTATTGACGAGCACAATTTTGATAAGGTAATTGTGTTTTGGGACGGAGAAGACTCAAGGTCTAAAAGAGAAATTCTATATCCAAGTTACAAACAGAATAGAAAACTATCTTTTGAAGAACCAATCTATCTGTCATATCTATACCAAAAAAACAGAGTAAAACAATACTTGGAGGAAATGTATGTCCGACAGATTGAAGTCCAAGGAATTGAAGCTGATGACCTTATGGCTGAGTATTGTAGAATATCTGAGAATGAAAAGAAACTAATATTCTCTTCTGACAAAGATTTGACTCAGCTCATATCTGAAAAAGTTTCACTTTATTCACCTTCACTTAGAACAACATATGAAAATGGGGACAAAATTAAGTTTAATGATTTTGAATTTCCTCACGAAAATGTTCTAACATTAAAGATAATGATGGGCGACAAGTCAGATAATATACAAGGGATTCAATCTCTTGGTGAGAAAACACTTGTCAAATTTTTTCCTGAAGTTTTGGAAAGAAAAGTTACCTACCAAGAAATTCTTGAAAAGGCTGAACAATTGTTGAAAGAACAAAAAGATAACCAAACTTTAAAAAATATTTTGACTGGTAAGACAAAATCAGGTATATTTGAAAAAGAGTATTATGAGATTAATGAAAAGATTGTGGATTTGTCTAACCCTCTTTTGAATGAAGAGGCGATTGAACAAGTGAAACTTATCTTTTCTGAAAACATGGATACAGATGGTAGAAGTTATAAAAATCTAATCAAGTTTATGGTGGATGATGGGATTTTTAAGTTTCTACCAAAAACGGACGACGCATGGACATATTTTATCACACCATTTTTAAAGTTAACAAGAAAAGAAAAAAGTAAAAAAACAAAGTAAAATTTTTATGAAAGAGCAAAATGTAGACATGACAAAGTTGGAATTCCTTATGACGGTAAACGACAACTTTATTGTACAACGATTCTTCAACGTGAAGGAGTACAACCCAAAGGCAAAAAATTCAGCCGAGTTAATGCAAGTGTTAGATGGATTTGTTGAACAAATGAAACGCCATTTAAAACTGAAAACAGTTACCTACATGACTGACAATCAGTATGAGATTATGGAAAACCCTGAAATTTTGGAAACATCATTTACTGATGGACCCGAGGTATTCAATTTGTATTTGAAATATAATGGAAATATTATGTGTCACTATACTTTTGATGCCAAACCTTATCCGCCAAAAGTTCGATACACTGTCGATATTCGACCCTATTTGAAGAATATTTTGTCCACGTTGACCGAAGTTTTTTCAACCAAAAATTTAACTCACAATATGATGGGTTACTCCTTAGTCTGATAGTATTTAATAATAAAAGACTAACATGGCTGACAAAAATTTTGACTACTTAGGAAACACATTTCAACAACAACTTATCAATCAGATAATATCTGATAAGAATTTCGCTCACTCTATTTTAGAAGTTTT